TGTTGAGAATAATGTTACTGGAGTGGCTCAAGCTGATACTCTGGCTTCATTTACTATCTCAGCGGCTACTACGACACTGGTTGATGATCCATCATCTCCTGCTGATTCGCCTGTTGGTCAGATTGAAACTGATACCTTCACTACTGTTACAGTTGATGCTACCTATACACAAGATTCTTACACTCTTCAATTATCCTTTGATGGTGTGCTCGATAACGGTGTATATATCCCCAATGAGACTTACTTCGAAGATAACTTCAGTAATACAGATGGTGGTACATTCGCAGCTAAATATGCTGGAGCAGCTGGTAATGGCTTGAAAATCTATGCTCTCGGAGCAACTTCATGGAATACAGTTTCCGCAGCTGTCGCTGGCGAAACCGCAACTGGTGAAGAAACTTCGGTTTATAATTCTTTCGATCTTGCACCCGACAGTGATGAAATTCATGTCGCGATTGTTGATGTCGCTGGTAACTTCGGTGTTGCCGGCACGGTTGTTGAAAAATTCGCTGGACTTAGCATCAATAAGACTGCTAAGACAGAAGCTGGAGCAACAAATTATATCAAGAATGTAATCAATACAAGATCAAGATATATCTACCTTATTAAGGGTGATACAACTGATTATACTGAAGCAACATTCAACGGTACAAGTGATGGTGAATTCACTCTTAGTGGTGGACTTGAAGCCTCTACACTTGTTGAAGCCGATGTCAAGGCAGGTCTCGATCTTCTTGCTGATGTTGAAACAGTAGATGTAAATCTCATCTTCTCTCAAATCTCGGCTACTGGAGCAGGACTTCAGAACCATGCTCATAAGATTGCTTATGAAAGAAAAGATGCAGTTGCATTCTTATCTCCACCCAAAGCAGCCACAGTTGGTTCAACAACTCCATTGGACGATGTTCTCAACTTCAATGGAACTGATGAAAATGCTATCACCAAGCGCGATACAGATGGTTCATACGGTGTAATGGATTCTGGAGCAGTTTATATCTATGATAGATATAATGATGTATACAGATTCATTCCTGCAAATGGTCATGTTGCTGGTCTTTGTGCTAACACAGATGATGTAGCAGAACCTTGGTTCTCGCCTGCAGGTTTCAATCGTGGTGGTTTAAGAAGTATTGTGAAATTGGCATTCAATCCTACAAAGATTCAAAGAGATGAACTTTACAAGGCTGGTATCAATCCAATCGCTTCGTTCCCCGGTCAAGGAACCGTTCTTTTCGGTGATAAGACTGCACAATCTAAACCCTCTGCATTCGATAGAATCAACGTTCGTAGATTGTTCATTGTTCTTGAAAAGGCAATTGCAACCGCTGCTAAATTCCAGTTGTTCGAATTGAATGATGAATTCACTCGTGCAACATTTAGAAATGCCGTTGAGCCATTCTTGAGAGATGTTCAAGGTAGACGTGGTATCACCGACTTCTTGGTTGTATGTGATGAAACTAATAATACAGGTGAAGTAATCGATACTAACCGTTTCGTTGCTGATATCTATATCAAGCCTGCTCGTTCAATCAACTTCATCACTCTGAACTTCATCGCGACGAGAACTGGAGTAGATTTCTCAGAAGTTGCTGGTTTATCCAATGCTTAATATATAAATAAAAGAAAGGAAATAAACAATTATGGCAACATTTAAAGTAGACGATCTAAAATCTAGACTTCCTGGCGGAGGCGCTAGAGCAAATCTATTCAGAGCAACGGTTGAATTCCCTGGCTATGCCGGTGGAGATTCAAATCTTGTATCATTCCTATGTAAGGGCGCACAACTTCCAGCTTCCACAGTTGGTCAGGTTGATGTACCTTTCAGAGGTCAAGTACTAAAAGTCGCTGGTGATAGAACATTCGAGAACTGGACAGTAACCATCATTAATGATGACTTATTTAAAGGACGCGATGCTTTCGAAACCTGGATGAATGGTATTAATAATCATAAGCAAAATCAAGGTTTCGTAAATCCTCAGACTTACCAAACTGATATGATAGTTGAACAGCTTACCCGTGATAACATTGTTTCTAAAACATGCACGATCAGAGGCGCATTCCCTATCAACGTTTCTGCTATTGATCTCAGTTATGATACAACTGATGCAATTGAAGAATTCACTGTTGAATTTGCTTACCAATACTGGGAATCAAATACAACTTCGTAAATCTTAATTAAAATTATGGGCACCTTCATCTCTGGGGGTGCCCATTTATTTTGTTATAAATAAAGATATGGAAATATTTGGTTACGAAATAAATAAAAAAGTAGCTTCGTTAGAGGCTAAAAAAGATAAAGAACTAAAATCATTTGTTCCGAAAAGAGATGATGAAGGTTCTTCCACAGTAGTCACTACTGGAGGATATTACGGTCAGTATATTGATATTGATGGTCTCTCAGCGAATAATGAAGCAGACCTAGTTATAAAATATAGAGAAGCGGCAGCACAACCTGAATGTGATCAGGCTATTAATGATATTATTGACGGTGCTATTTCATCGAGTGATGATAATGCGCCTGCAGAAATTAATATGAATAACTTGGATTTGCCAAGTAATATTAAGAAACAGATTTCAGAAGAATTTGATAAAATATTAAGTCTTTATCAATTTAATCGTAGAGCACCAGAAATGTTTAAAGATTGGTACATTGATGGTCGCCTATACTTTCATGTTATAACAGACGAAAAGAATTTTAATAAAGGAATCAGAGAATTACGCCAGATTAATCCATTATATCTGAAAAAGGTAAAAGAGGTTAAGAAGATTCTTGATGAAAAGACTGGGGTGAAACTTCCAAAAGTAATTTCAGAATACTATATCTATTCTGAAGGCATTTATGGTGGAGAAACAACAGGCGATTCATCATCTGGCATAAAGATAGCGAAAGAGGCAATCGTCTCATGTCCATCTGGGCTACTTGATGAAAAACAAGAAAGAGTCATTGGATATTTACACAAGTCGGTTAAGTTGGTGAATCAATTAAGAATGATGGAAGATGCTCTTGTCATGTACAGAGTATCTCGCGCACCAGAAAGAAGAATCTTTTATATCGATGTTGGTAATTTACCAAAAGGTAAAGCCGAGGAATATGTACAGACTGTCATGGCGAAGTATCGTAACAAACTTGTATATGATTCTTCAACTGGCGAGATCAAAGATGATCGCAAACATATGTCTATGTTGGAAGATTTCTATATGCCACGTAGAGAGGGTGGAAGAGGTACAGAAATTACCACACTTCCAGGTGGAGAAAACTTAGGACAGATCGATGATGTTTTATTCTTCCAAAAGAAATTGTATCGTTCTCTCAATGTTCCTATCGCAAGACTTGAACAAGAGACTGGATATGCCTTTGGTCGACCATCTGAAGTATCTCGTGAAGAGGTTAAATTTCAAAAGTTTGTTGATAAACTCAGAAAGAAATTCTCATACATCTTACTTGATGCTCTTAGAATTCAACTTATTCTCAAGGGTGTTATTAAACAAGCAGAATGGAATTCAATTCAAGAAAGTATTGCGATTGATTTCATCGAAGACAATTATTTCTCTGAACTAAAAGAATCAGAAATAATTAAAGAGCGAATTGAAACAGTAAACTTGATGGATGAGTTTGTTGGCAAATATTATTCTAAGGCTTGGATTCGCCGACATATCCTTCAACAAAATGATGAAGAAATCGAGAAGATAGATCAAGAAATAAAAGATGAATCTGAAGAAGAAGGCGATGAAGTTGATTTAGACTTATAATCCTTTAAAAACTAAAAATACATTTCGGAGAAGGCTAAAACTGGATGGCCCGGTGGCGAATTGAATTGCCTCTCTGATATTTTAATTATGAAAAAACCTAATCTTTTAGTAATTCACTGTGATGAATTAAATTTTAGGACACTAGGATGTTATAGAGATACCTTATCTAAAGATCAAGGTTTTATGTGGGGTGAGGATGGTGTTTGTGATACTCAGTATATTGATTCTATTGCGAGAGAGGGTGTTCTTTTATCTAAATTCTATGCAGCGACACCTGTATGTTCTCCATCTCGTGCATCGTTTATGACTGGTAGATATCCACAAAATACAAATGTGACTGGAAATCATACTCAGATGAAAAAAGATATCATCACATTTGGTCACACATTAAGTAATTGGGGATATAAAACTGGATATGCAGGAAAATGGCATTTAGAGGGTAAAGAATATGGTGTAAAAGACCAAGTTAAGAATTGGTCTGTAGGTAAAGATCGAGGGTTCGAAGATCACAAATATATGTTCAATGATGGTCATTTCAAGAGAATATTTGAAAAAGATGGAGAAACAAAATTTGATTATTGGTCAAGAAGGGCTGATGAAAAAACATATGTGACCGATTATCTAACTGATAGATCAATCGAATTCATTGATGAGAATAAGGATAAATCATTTGCTTACATGCTTTCTATACCCGATCCTCATACACCTCATGAGGTAAGAGCACCTTATAGAGATATGTTTAAAAATAAAGATTTTAAAGATACTCGGACTAAAAATCGTTGGATTGATTCAGAACATCCTCAGTTAAATGATAACTATTCTGCCGCGGCGGATAATGATTTAAATATGCACAAATATCTTGGAATGTTAAAATGCATTGATGAGAATATTGGAAGGATACTTCGAAAATTGAAAGATAATAATTTATATGATAAAACAATCATTGTTTTTACATCTGATCATGGTTCTATGTTAGGAGAACATTCGAGAAAAGGTAAGGCAACAATATATGAAGCTTCTGCAAAGGTGCCATTTATGATTCGATATCCAAAGGAGATAGCCGCTGGTACTCAGATTGACCATGCAATGAATACAGTAGATTTTATGCCCACAATATTTGGGTTGATGGGAATAAATCCAAAAGTAAGAGAATGGGAAGGTAGAGATATGTCGAGTGTGATTAAAGGCGAAATATTAAATCAAGAAGATGATGTAGTATTTTTAAGGGGATATGTCGATGATCCAACATCATCTTGGGGTTGGCTATCGGCTATCACACCTAGGTATAAATTACTTGTAGATGATCGGTGTTTTCTGATTGATATGGAGAAAGACCCAGATGAAACACAAAACTTCATTGATGATCCGAAATATAAGAATGTTATAAGATTTTTATCCAGCAAGATTTTAGAGTATGGAATAAAATATAAAGACCCTAAAATACATAGGTCAGATATCAACAATCAGATTCATAAATTTATGAATTATTAACCCTGAAATTACAAATTATTATAAATATAAACATGAAAGAAGTAGAAGATATTTTCAATGCAATAGTAAAGAATGATGAAAGCAATATTCATTCAACAGTAGAAACAGCATTAAAGGCAAAATTTACTCAGGCAAAAGACATCAAAAGGGTATCAGTTGCCGCCGAAATTTTTAATCAGTCTGTAACTGAATCCACCGAGCTTGAGGAAGCTAAGTTAGAGAAGCCTAAAGGTAGCCGACTTGAGATTCAGAATCAATTAGGCACAATGATCGCAAAGGCGAAAACCATGAAAGGTATTTCAGATGATGAATATATGTCATGGTATAGTAATTTAGATGATAAGACATATGATAGATGGGAGAAGATGGTAAAGTCCGACCCACAATATAAGAAAGCATATAAACTCGGAACACAAGGTGGTTCTGATAAACCTCCATTCCCAAAGGGAACATTCGCGGCGGCTATTTGGTCAAATGAATACGCAGCTGGCTCAATGGACTCATAAAATTTATGAAGCTAATCACAGAACATTTAGAATCAAACCTTGACTTTCTCGTTGAGAAAGATGAAAAAGGTAACAAGAATACTTTCATCGAAGGTATCTTTATGCAGGCGGAGCAACAAAACCGTAATAATAGAATTTATCCTAAAGCTGTTCTAGAAGCAGCAACTAACAAATATGTTAAGGAGCAGGTTGAAGCAGGTAGAGCCGTTGGTGAGTTGAATCACCCAGAAGGTCCTGCTATCAATCTTGATAAAGTTTCACACAGAATTACCGATCTCAAATGGGAAGGTAATAATGTTGTTGGAAAGGCACTCATACTGAATACACCAATGGGTAATATAGTGAAAGGACTTATGGAAGGTGGATGTAAGTTGGGTGTCTCAAGTCGTGGTATGGGAACAGTTGAAAGCAAGAATAATAAATCATATGTGAAGAGCGATTTTATGCTCTCCACAGTTGATATCGTACAAGATCCAAGTGCACCAGAAGCATTCGTTAACGGAATTATGGAAGGTGTAGAATGGATTTATGAAAACGGTATTCTGAAACCTCAGCAAATTGAAGAATATGAGACTGAAATTAAAAAAGCAACTAGCTCAGAGCTTGCAGAAGCTCAGAAGAGAGTCTTTAGTGATTTCCTCTCCAAACTCTAATCATTAATAAAATAAAGCTATGTCAGAAGAAACACAAGAAGTAGAAGACATCATTGAAGATGTCACAGAAGAACAGCTTATTACTAATGAAGAGCTTGAACAGGATACACCTGAAGAAGTCTCTGAAGAAGTAGAAGCCAAACCTTCCTTTGATGATTCTATCAAGTCTATTCTCCTTGGCGAAAAGAAAGCCGTTAAGAAGGAAGAAGAAGACGAAGTAGAAGAAATGGAAGACGAAGACGAGGAAGAAATGGAAGAATCCACAGAATCCGAAGAAGTCGTAGTCGAAGCTAAAGCCAAATCCAAAAAGGAGTCTGAAGATTCCGAGGACGAGGAAGAAGAAGACGAAGTAGAAGAGTCGTACAAGTCTAAGAAGGATGAAGTAGAAGAAATGGAAGACGAAGAAGAAGAGGAAGAAGAAGCCAAAGAAGCGAAAGCCAAAAAGGTTTCTGAAGCACTCGAAACACTTCTTCAGAATGAATCTTCCCTTACAGAAGACTTCAAGACTGAAGCCGCAACACTTTTTGAAGCAACTATTGCTGAAAGAAGTATTGAGATTCAAGAAAAACTCGAAGAAAAGTATAACTCAGATCTGAATGAAGAAGTCGAAAACGTTCGTGAAAGCCTCATCGAAAGAATCGATGATTATCTTTCCTACGTTGTAGAAAGCTGGATTGAAGAAAATACTCAACAAGTTGAGAATACTCTTCGTACAGAAATCGCAGAAAGCTTCATGACATCACTTAAAGATGTATTCATTGAGAATTACATTGATGTTCCAGAAGAAAAGCAAGATCTTGTTGAAGAATTAACAACGGTTTCTGAAGAAACTGCTGAGAAACTTGAAACTGCTGAATCTGAAATCGCTTCTCTTCAAGAAAAGGTACAGGAGTTCGAAAGAGCAGCTGTCATCTCTGAACTTAGTGAAGACCTTTCTGAAACAGAATCACACAAACTAGAATCTATTCTAGAAGGTGTTGAATTTGGTTCTAGAGAATCTTTTGCTAGGAAAGCAACAGTCGTCAAGGATTCAATCTTTGAAGGTAAAACAGAAGAAACACAAGAAGAAGTATCAGAAGAATCGTCTTCTGAAGATACAGAAATAATCATCGAGGGCGAGGAAGAAACCAAGAAGGTTGTTCCTGCACATATGAGATCATATGTAGAAGCTCTTTCTAAACTATAATCACAACTAAAACAACAACATAGGAAATAACTATTATGTTTAATACAGAAGAACAAATGAAAAAGTGGGAGCCCGTTCTTGAACACAAGGACGCACCTGCTTTCCAAGATAGCCACAGAAAGGCTGTCACCGCCAAGCTTCTCGAAAATACCGAGAAGGCTCTCCGCGAAGAAAGAGAACAAAGCTCTTTCCTCTCTGAAAATAATCAAACTGTAAGTGCTGTTTCTAATTACGATCCAGTTCTTATCTCTCTTGTACGTCGTGCAATGCCAAATCTCATCGCTTATGATGTAGCCGGTGTCCAGCCAATGTCTGGACCAACTGGTCTTATCTTCGCAATGAAGGCTCGCTACAATGATGCAACTGATAGCCCTGCTGCTAAAATCTCCACTGGAGACCCTGAAGCACTTGGTCTTACCGAGCCCGCAACCGCATTCTCTGCTGGTGGTGCTTCTACTGCTGGTGGAACTGCCACAGGTCTTGCAGTTGGTGCTGGTGAAGGTGACTTCATGAATGACATGGGTTTCACCATCGAGAAGAGCAGTGTTGAAGCCAAGACTCGTGGTCTTAAGGCTGAATACACAATGGAGCTTGCCCAAGACCTCAAGGCTGTTCACGGTCTTGATGCTGAAGGCGAACTTGCTAACATCCTATCGACTGAAATTCTTGCAGAAATCAATCGTGAAGTTATCAATACAATCAATGCTAAGGCAAAGGTTGGACTTGAGAATATCGCTGAATCACCTGCAGGCGATTACGATCTGAATGTACACGCAGATGGACGCTGGTCTGTTGAGAAGTTCAAGGCTCTTATCTTCCAATTGGAAGTTGAAGCTAATGCGATCTCCGTTGAAACACGCCGTGGCAAAGGTAACTTTGCTATCGTATCTCCTAATGTAGCTTCTGCCCTTGCAGCCGCTGGTCAACTTGACTACGGTGTTGCTGGACAAGGCCCATTGGCTGTAGATGCAACTGGTAATACATTCGCCGGAACACTCAATGGTAGCCTTAAGATCTATGTTGATCCATATGCTACCGGAGCTGACTTCGCTACCGTAGGATATCGTGGAACTAATCCATACGATGCCGGTCTCTTCTACTGCCCATACGTACCACTCACAATGGTTCGTGCAGTTGATGAAACTACATTCCAACCTAAGATTGGTTTCAAGACTCGCTACGGCATGGTCAAGAATCCATTTGTTGGAGGTGCTGCTGGACTTGGGGATGCTAATGATAATCCATACTTCCGCAGATTCACAATCAGCAACATTAGCTAAGATTTAATCTTACTATTATAAATTTGAAGGGGTCTCGAAAGGGGCCCCTTCTTTTTTGTATAAATAACCTTATGTCAAGAAATCTAACAAGTAATTATAATTTCCTATCCCCAACAGGATTCAAGCTTATTATTAATAGGGAAAAACTCTCCAATCTTGAATTCTTTTGTGTTTCTGCTACCCTTCCAGATTTATCTCTAGGTGAGGTTGAAGGTAACGTAAAACAACATAAAGGATATTTCACGGGTGATGTTACATTTGGTGGATTATCACTTACAGTAGCTATCGATGAAGATTTAGAGGTATATCAAGAATTATTCAAATGGATCATTGCCAATAGAGATTCTGGTAAACCGACTGTATATGATGCCACATTGGTAATTCTTACTAATCATCAAAATATAAACAAACAAATTCAATTTAAGAATCTATTCTGCACAAGTGTTGCTGCTCTAGAATTCTCCACACAATCAACCGATGTTGAATATCTACAAGCTACGGCTGAGTTCAGATATGATGAGTTTAAGTTCGTATAAATAAACTTATATGATGAATTTAAATGATATTTTAGAATCTTGGAAAAAAGATTCGGTTATTGATGATAGCGCACTTGATGAAGATACTGTAAAGACATCAAAGTTGCATGCCAAGTATCTCGAAATATATTCTCTTTCAAAACTACAACTGAAGAAGAAAGAGTTTGATCTAGAGAAAGTAAAGAAGGATAAGTGGCTTTATTACACTGGTAAAATGACCAAATCCGATATGGATGAACGAGGATGGGCTTATGATCCATTCCAAGGTATGTCGAAGCCATTAAAATCAGAGATGAATATGTATTACGAAACTGATGAGGATTTGGTGAAAGTAAAAGCACAAATCGATTATCAAAAATCAATTATTGATACACTTGAAGAAATAATGAATAACATTAGGTGGAGACATTCCCACATCAAGAATATAATTGAATTTCGTAAGTTTACTTCTGGTATGTAATGAATGAAACTATATATCTATCGAAGAAGAGTGAATCTCTTTTAAATGTAACATCTGAAGATTCTGGGGTTCTTAGAGAACTTTCGGAATACTTCACCTTCTACGCGGATGGATATAAGTTTATGCCTGCCTATCGCAATAAATTATGGGACGGAAAAATTCGTCTTTATAATTTAATGAACAAGACAATACCTTACGGTCTTAAAGATGAGATTCTTAGATTCGGTCAAGATAGAGGTTATAATGTAAGTCTTGGTTCTGATATAGATAATCGATATGCCTATGATGAAGAGTTCTTTGATAGTCTTTCATTGTGTTCTGGTGGTAAACCAATTAAAGCAAGAGACTATCAGAACAAGGCTGTTGAGTTTGCAACAGATAATGGTCGATCAATATTAGTTTCACCTACTGGTTCGGGAAAATCTCTTATCATCTATATGTTGATGAGATACTATCTCTCAGAAGAAATGGATAAGAAAGTTATCATCATCGTGCCAACTACATCATTGGTCGAGCAGATGTATAAAGACTTTGCAGACTATTCATCTGATGATCCAGAGTTTGATGTTGAAGAAGATGTACACAGAATCTATTCTGGTAAAGAAAAAGAATTTGAGCAGTCTGTTGTAATTACGACATGGCAGTCTGCTATTAAATTAAATCAGATATGGTTTCAACAGTTTGGTTGTGTAGTAGGAGATGAAGCTCATACATTTAAGGCTAAATCACTCACTACAATTATGAGTCGGTTATCCTTGGCTGATATGAGAGTTGGTACTACTGGAACACTAGATGGTGGACAGGTAAATGAACTTACACTCATGGGTAATTTTGGACCAGTATATAAAGTAACATCTACACAAACACTTATTGATTCTAATACTCTTGCCGATCTGAAGATAGAAGCTCTTGTTCTTAAATATAGTGATGAGACAAGAAAGGCATTTGGTAAAAAGAAATATGCAGAAGAGATTGATTTCTTGGTATCACATGAAAAGAGAAATAGATTTATAGCCAATCTTGCGCTCGATCAAAAGGGTAATTCACTTGTCCTTTATAATCTTGTTAAGAAACATGGAGAACCTCTTTTCAAACAGATAAGAGATCGCGCAAAAGACAGAAAGGTTTTCTTTGTATCTGGTTCTGTAAATGCAGAAGAAAGAGAAAAGATCAGAGAGATTACAGAGCAAGAAAAGAATGCGATCATCGTGGCATCTGTTGGAACCTTCTCCACAGGCATTAATATAAAGTCACTAAATAATATTATATTCGCTTCACCCACAAAATCACAAATACGAGTTCTACAATCAATAGGCAGAGGTTTAAGAAAAAGTAATAATGGACAAGGAACAGTGGTTTATGATATTGCGGATGATCTATCTTGGAAGTCTCGAAAGAACTACACATTAAATCATGCAATTTCAAGAGTTAAGATTTATGATAAAGAGAGTTTCAAATACAAAATTCATTCCATAAATATATGAGTGATCCATTAGATATCTTTGATAATATTGAAGAAACAGAAGTTTACACTTATCATCTTACCGATGGTTCTTATATTATTGCGGAAGAAATAGATTATGAAGAAGAATATGATATAACCTATATCGTTCTACCTGCCAAATTAGAAAGAACTCATTACGGTTTCAAGTTTGGAATTTATACTATCGGAGATATGAATGATGTAACAGAATTAAATACAAAAGCCATAGTAACCCGAACAGAGGCACCCTTTGGATTGAAGTGCGATTATCTCAGATATATCATTGCCAACAAAGTAAGAAATGATATGATAGAAGAAGAAATAGAAAAAATGGAAGAAGATAATGAGTTATTTGATGCATTTGACCCTAATGTCGACAAGCCATATAAAAACAGATTAAATTGGAAACCGGAGAATAATTAGTCTTTCTCTTTCTTTCGAACAAATCAATTATAATCATTTGTCAACCACCTGTCAAACCCAAAATAAGGTATTGACATATTTCCCATATAATATATTATATACCATATAATGAAACGTGAACCACAACACTATGTAAACAATAAAGAATTTTCTCAAGCAGTAGTTGACTATGTAACTTCCGTAGTCGAAGCGAGAGAGAATGAAAAAGATGAACCCAAGATTACTAATTATATTGGTAGTTGTTTTTTAAAGATAGCGGAAGGACTATCACACAAACCTAATTTCTTTTCATATACATATCGTGAAGAGATGGTCATGGATGCCGTAGAGAATTGTATCAAAGCAATTATGAATTACGATATCAAGAAGGCAACAAGAACAGGATTACCAAATGCTTTTTCTTATTTCACACAGATCAGTTACTATGCTTTCCTTAGAAGGATTGCAAAAGAAAAGAAGCAACAAGAGATCAAAGAAAGATACATTGATTATGCAGGAGCAGATGCCTTTGCAGACTTTGATGGTAATTGTGATTCAGAATTTATAGTAGATCACATCAGACAAAAATCACAAAAGATTCGTGAAAGAGATGATCTTGTTAAAGAATTCGGCAAGAAGCAAAAGAGGAAACAAAGAGCTAAGAAGAAAGTTATTGACTCTTTCGAAAAATTCTATATTATAGTATAACTATATGAAGATAGCACTGCTTAATGATACTCATGCAGGCATCAAGAATGGTTCGGATATATTTCTTGATTACGCGGAGAGTTTTTACACGAATACGTTCTTTCCTTATTTGAAAGAGCATGGTATAAAAAAGATATTACATCTTGGTGATTACTTTGATCACCGTAGGTTTGTGAACTTTAAGGTTCTTAAAAGAAACTACGAACATTTTATTTCCAAGTTAAATGAGTATGATATTACAATGGATATCATACCAGGCAACCATGATGTGTATTATAAGAATACGAATGATCTTAATTCATTGAATGAAATTCTAGAGCAACATGATAGAATAACAATCTATAATGAGGCTACTGTTGTTTCTTATGATAAACTAGATATTCTTTTACTACCTTGGATATGTGAAGAGAACCATGATCGCTCAATCGAAGCGATAAAGAAATCAAGGGCAACCATTCTAGCAGGTCACCTTGAACTCGGTGGCTTCGAAGTCATGAGAGGAATCAAGGCTATCGATGGTATGGATAGAAAAATCTTTGATAGATTCGATATGGTTTTATCTGGTCACTATCATGCCAAAAGTTCAAAGGATAACATTCACTATCTTGGCACACAATTTCAATTTACTTTTGCTGATGCAAATGAAGATAAGTATTTCCATATATTAGATACTGATAAAAGAGAATTGACACCAGTTAGAAACCCTGATAGTATGTTTCATAAACTAATATATGATGAAGATAAAGTACCAGAGATAAAAAAAGAATATAAAGATTCATACATAAAGATAGTCGTTCTGAATAAGAAAGATTTGTATTCTTATGATAAATGGCTAGATAAGGTTCATAAGGCTGAACCATTTGAAATTAAGATACTAGAATCATTTGATGAATATCTAGGTGAGAATGTAGAGGATGAAGGAATCACGACCACAGATACATCAACACTTCTAAACAGTTATATCGATTCAACAGAAACAGACTTGAATAAAAATATACTCAAGAAATTAATGCAAGAACTCTTTCTTGAGGCACAGAACATCGACGAAATATAATGATAACCTTTGAGAGACTATCTTACAAAAATTTCCTATCAACTGGAGATAAGGAAACAGTAATCGATCTGAATAGATCGGCCGCAACTTTGGTTGTTGGAGCAAATGGAGCTGGTAAATCTACGATGCTAGATGCATTATCATTTGCTCTATTTGGAAAGCCACATCGTAATATCAATAAACCACAGTTGGTAAATTCAATCAATGGTAAAGGTTGTGAGGTTGAGGTAACATTCTCTGTAGGTAAAAATAAATATAGGGTGTATCGTGGAATCAAACCAGGAGGATTCAAGATATATCAGAATGATCAATTACTGAACCAAGAATCTCATAGCAGAGATTATCAAAAGGTTCTAGAGAGCAACATTCTTAAACTAAATCATAAGTCTTTTCACCAGGTTGTAGTTCTTGGTTCAAGCAGTTTCATTCCTTTTATGCAATTGCCTACAGCGCAAAGAAGAGGTGTTATTGAAGACCTACTAGATATTGGTATATTCACAAAGATGAATGTTTTGACAAAGGATCGCTATTCTAAACTCAAGAATGATCTAATCAATACTACTAATGAGATCAATATACTTACAGAATCAATAAGATTAAAGAAGAAGCACATTGATGAATTGAAAGCAATTGATCTCAAGAATTCTGTTAAGAACACAAAGAAGATTAAATCTTTGAAAGATGAGAAAAAACTTCTTGAAGAGAGAAACACAGAATTGCAAAAAGATTTTGATGCAAAATGGCCAGAGCTTAGTTCTCTTATAGAAGAAGCGACAGAGGGCAGAAAAAATGTAGGTTACGAAAAGAACACCTGTAATCATGAATTAAAATCATTGATGAAACAATCCAAGTTCTTTGAGGATAATGATTGTTGTCCTACCTGTGATCAGACTATCTCTGATGAATTAAAAGCATCTAAGAAATCGGGTATAAAAGAATCCGCTGGTGTGATTCAAGGCACCCTAAAATCTCTAGAAGATGACGATTTTTCACTTCGGCAAACCCTCGATTCTTTAGATATTAAGAAGAAGAATTTAGATAAACTTCGTACAGATATTCGTATGAATCAAGGCACTATTAACCATTGCCAGGAACAGGTAGATTCATTAGAATCTACCGATGCGGTTGATTCAGTAGATACAAGTTCTTCCGAAAAAGAATTGCAGGATGACGAAGAATCTATTATAGATTTAAATAAGAAACAGCAATCACAAACTCATGTTAAGACATACATCGAGGCAATCTTTGAGTTATTAAAAGACACAGGAATAAAGACGAAGATCATTCGTGAATATCTACCTGTAATGAATAAACTTATCAATCAATACTTACAGGTATTAGATTTCTTTGTTTCATTTAATCTTGATGATTCTTTTAATGAGACTATCAAATCAAGACATAGAGATGATTTCTCTTATGATTCATTTTCAGAGGGTGAGAAACAAAGAATCGATCTGGCTCTTCTCTTTGCTTGGCGACAGATAGCCAAGATGAAGAATTCAGCCAACACCAATCTTTTGATATTGGATGAAACATTCGATTCAAGTATGGATGCAGATGGAGTTGATAATCTTCTTAAAATTCTTTTCACATTAAGAGATGATTCCAATGTCTTTGTGATATCGCACAAGCAAGATTTACTAGAAGGCAAATTTCCTGCCAAGATAGAATTTGAGAAGATCAGAAACTTCTCTGGTATAAAAAAGTAATTATGAGGCATTTAGATACATATAATAATACCACATACATGGTTGAATCAATGATGGGTAAAGAAGATAATCTACCCTCAAAAGAGCTATTCGAAACATATTTTAATGGAGTCCTCAAACGAGATTTCCTTAAAGACTACGGGATAGAACTCCAATATAATGAGAATTATTCTCAATTGCTTGAACAATTGAAAGGTATTCGTAAGTCATTGATAGTGAATAACTAGTAAACTTTTGGTTTCTTTTAAATTTTCTTTTGTAACTCATTGATATTCAATGGGTTAAAACCATTTACAAAATGGCATTTATGGTATATAATATACCTATATGAGAAAGAAAAGAAAAGATAGAAACTACGTTCTTTACCGTGTGAGCGGTGGTGACGATGAATATATCGGACTTACGGTTTCTCAAGGTCGAGCATTTTGGAAATCTGTAAAGATTCGGGTTCAGAAACATATCTCCCGTGCCTTGAAGGAAAACAAGGACTGGACGATGTGCAAATTTATCCGTGAGACAAACGAGACCATCTACTATGAGGTTCTTGAAGTTGTCCGAGGTCGCAAAGCTGCTTACCAGCGCGAGAGAGAACTCATCGCAGAGTTAAATCCATCACTCAATGATTTTTAATATGTTGACTATCAACCACTTATCAATTTTGCGGATGATCAACTACACGAGTCATAACTCATTGATGGTCAGAGACATAAAAGCCTTTACAAATTGTCAAAACCTGATATAATATACATATAAGATTAATTATGAATTACGAACTCCAATCCACCCTCGCGAGACTTCTCGCCAAAGAGAACATTGTCGTCACTCACGGCAACATGAAGACCGCAATGTTTGATGTTAAAAATCGTGTCCTTGGTTTGCCCATGTGGAAAAATAAAAGCAAGGATGTTTACGATATGTTGGTCGGACACGAAGTTGGTCATGCCCTTTACACACCAGAAAAAGGAATTGAAGAATTTCGTTCCAAGTGCGGAGACATTCCATTTGATGTTTGTAACATCGTTGAAGATATTCGAATTGAACGAATGATTCAAGACACTTATCCTGGCTTGCCTCGAGTATTTCGAAAGGCTTACTCTGAGTTGGTTGAGGACGACTTTTTCGGAACCAAGGAAAAGAACATACCCGAATGTGGCTTTCTTGACCGCCTTAATTTGCGAGGCAAAGTTGGTTCTCTTTTAGATATTCCTTTGGACGCCGATGAAGAGGTGATCTATCAAAAGTGCCTCAAGGCTCAAACTTTCGACGATGTTCTAGACATTTGCCTAGAGATTAAAGATATGATTGAAAAAGAGCCAGAGTCACCACAAGACCAAAGCGAGAGCGAAGATTCTTCTGAAGAAGCCGAAGATGTTGACCCTTTACCTTCTGATCAAAACGAAGATGAGAATAACCAAACTGATGGTGATGACTCTAATGAATCAGAAACCGACGATGGTTCTGAAGCCGAAGATGGCGAAGAAACAGATGATGGCGATGAAGGCATGCCTGATGCCGATGTATCCAGCTCCGATATTGGTTCTGAAACAGAAAATGATGAGACCGAAACTTCTGCCTCAGATTCTAATAGTGGTGCAAGTGACGATATACCTAAAGAATTCGTTGCTGACACTATCAAAGATTTCGAAGACAATCTAGGCGAAACCGTTGAGAGCATGACCGAGAGAAAATACACACCAGTCATGCTTCCTCGACCAAATTATATTTATGATTCAATTGTTGACTATGATATGTTGCGTAAAAATCGTGGCAGTTTTTTAGGATGGCTCGCAGGATGTGATTCAAATGTCTCACAAGATATAAACGATAAATTCATCAATTTCCGTAAGATTACTAACAAGAAGGTTGGAACTCTGGTTCGTGAATTCGAACAACGCAAAGCGGCTTTCCAATACTCTCGTGCTACCGAAAGTCGTACCGGTAAATTGGATGTGAACAAGTTACACAATTACAAGTTGACCGATGAAATTTTCCTCTCGCAAACCAAACTTGCTGATTCGAAATCGCACGGAATGATTTTCCTATTGGATTATTCTGGTTCAATGGCTAGAGTTCTTAAAGATGTCATTGACCAGACTCTCAACTTGGTTACCTTTTGTAAGAAGGTCGGAATTCCTTTTCGGGTTTATTCTTTTACTAACACATATGTAACGAATTCAAAATGCACCATTGATCCTACTTTCAATGAGGTCGATCTATCCAATGTGGTTCTGGTTGAACACATCACCAGCGAGATGAAAAAGACAACATATGAAGAGGCTTTCCAAGCCCTTTGGGCGACACGGAACACTCATTGGCAGGGCGGACAATATGATTCACTTGGAGGCACACCATTAGATACCGTATTGACCATGATGCCAACCATCTTGACTGATTTTGTAAAGAAGACTGGAATTCAAAAAACCACTTTTGTTACCCTAACAGATGGTGACAGTGCAGGTATCTCTACGAATCACGGCTGGGACGAAATGCTTAGTGGAAGATTGAAAATCAAATCTGGCGGCAAGATTCATGACATTCCACGTTATAGATCAACTAATAGCTTGATGGAAATGATTAGTGATTTACCTGGCATATCTACTATCGGTTTCTTTCTTCCAAACCACAAGAAAGAACTCAACCGACTTCTAAATCGTTTTCATCGCACCACCACCGATGTTAAAAAAGCCAGAAAATTACATGCCAAGAATGGCTTCTCAAGTGTGGAGAACCGCGGCTATGGTGCCTATTACATCTTAGATTCAGATGTCGGAATTACCGATAATGATTTTGTAACAAGCATTCAAGAAGACGCAGCCAACTCTCGCAAGGCTCAGAACAGACTCGCTAAACAGTTCGGCGCCCATAACCAAAAGGCTCGCCAAACACGAATTCTCCTAACTAGTCTGGCTGAAAAGATTGCCTAAACCCAAAGTGAACTGGATGAGTAACTCATTGAATATTAACGACTTATCAACTTTTGTTAAAAGTTCGAAACAGTTTTGTAACTATTTGATGATCAAAGATTTAAAATCCTGTACAAATCCTCAAAACCTGATATAATATACATATAAGATTGATTATGAAAAATACACTAACAAACGAAAATATCGCCTCCATCCACCAAGCGATGGACCTTACTAAAGCCCCGGTTAAGAAAGCCGCAATCATTGATGTCGCCGAGAGCCTCGGTCTCGACCGTTCTCTCGTGCACAAGACCGTGCGCACGATGTTCTCCAAAGCCTCGAAACGAGGTTATTACACATTTCCTGTTTCGGAGGTAACTGGTGAATTCCTTACCGCCGACACCCCTGTTTCGACCCCCGCGGTTCGAACTCCTGCTGAGAATTTCAAACTGGCGACCACAGTTGCCTCGGTTGTGGACGATGAAATTCACATTCCAACAGTTGATTCCACATATGTCAAGTGGGGTGAATTCAAAACCGTGGCTGATATTCTTGCCGCTGGCATTTTCTACCCATTATATATTGAGGGCATGTCTGGCAATGGTAAAACATTCATGGTCGAACAAGCCTGTGCGAAAGCCAAGCGAGAATATATCCGGGTTCAGATTTCGCCTGAGACTGACGAGGACGATCTTATCGGTGGCTTTCGACTCATTAATGGCGAGACAATCTACCAAAAGGGACCCGTAGTCAAGGCTATGGAACGTGGAGCAGTTCTACTGGTTGACGAGATTGACCGTTCAACCAATAAAATCATGTGCCTCCAAGGGGTTCTTGAGGGCAATCCTGTTCTCTTAAAAAAGACAGGAGAGGTCATTACTCCAGCCCGCGGCTTCACGGTTATTGCCACCGCAAATACTAAAGGTCGTGGTTCTGATGACGGTCGATATACCGCGGCTTCAATCATTGACGATGCCTTCCTAGAACGTTTCGTAGCCACAATCGAACAGGAATACCCTGCGGCTCGCATTGAGAAAAAGATTTTGGTCAAGCATGCCGAAAAATATGAGGTGAGCGATCTCGAATTCATCGACAAGCTTGTTGCCTGGTCAAATGTGATTCGTAAAACATTCGAAGACGAAGCAGTGGACGAAGTGATTTCTACTCGCCGTCTCTGCCACATCGTGAAGAGCCATTCCATTTTCGCCAATCGCATGAAATCGATTGAGATGTGCATCAACCGTTTCGACTCCGAGACCAAGGATGCTTTCCTTGACCTCTACACGAAGATCGATGAATCTGCTAATCTTGAGGAATTTATCCAAGAGGGCGAGACCGTTGAAAACGGTGGATACGACCCCAAGATCGACATGCCATAAAAACTTTATTGTCGAGGGATACGACAGTAATTCATAATCAATCGAGGTGGCATCCATTACGGGTGCCACCTCACTATATCAAATTTTATATGAAAACAAAACCAACCAACCCAAAAGATTCTTGTGGAATCAAAAAGGCACCCATGAGTGGAATGCCCATGAATGTTCTGATGGAAGCAGGACTCGTTAAACTACACGGCGACCTAAAATATGGTCGCTTTAATTGGAGAGAAGCAGGAGTTCGAGGCTCTGTATATTACGATGCCGCGATTCGACATTTGGCCGCATGGTATGAAGGTGAAGACATTGACCCTGATTCTGGTGTTCATCACATATCTCATGCTATAACCGGACTTGCGGTTCTTCGTGATTCAATGATAAGAGATAATTGGGTAGATGATCGCCCACCGCCGAGTGAAGATGGTTGGCTGAAAGAATTTAATGAGAT